TCAAGCGCGCGGCAAGGTCAGTTCGGCCACATGTACCGCCACGCGAAAAACGCCCGAACCATCAAAAGAACCGCCTGTTGCAGTCAGTACCAAGTCGGTCGCACTGTAATATGCCAAGGGCGATCCGGTGATCCCTCGCGCCCAGGCCCCGGCACCAAGCCCGATGCCGCTGCCATAGCGGTTACTGGACCCCGAGACGCCGATCTCCATGGATGCTGCGCCACCGATGGTGCTGAGAACCCGGCCCGTCACGCCATAGACAATGGTATTGGCGGGCAAGCCCCCTCCGATCGACGATGTCGCACCTGCCGCCACAGCGTGATCAACTTCGATCGTGCGATGAACGAACCCTGCGCCACTGGCCGACAGCGCCCCGGCCCCCTCGATCCAATCCACACCATCATACTGGACTCGTGTGCCCCCAGCCTCCGACCAGCCCTGCCAGCCCGAGCCAGCGGTCAGAAATGACCAACCGCCGTTCAGGAAAATGGCAAGCTTTCCGTCTTGCCCAGCCCAGTCTCCGGTTGCGCCGACGCCAATACCATGGGCCTCGCCCTCGCTTGGCGAACCCGGCGGGGTTGTGCCCCCAACCGAGGTCAACGACAACTGAACCAGCGCATCCAATCGCGCCAGCGCCTCGTTGACCGTCACGTGTTTCTGTGCCTGAGCGGGTGCCAAAAGCGGCAGTTCCAGTCGATTTGTATCAGCCATTGATTACGATCCTTGCAAATTGTCCCGGTCCATAAAGTTCCGATATCTGGGCCACTTCGACGTCAAAGGGCCCGGTAATGCCATCAACGGCCATGGCAGATGCGTCATACGTCCATGCGGTCGATGTCACTGTCTCTTCGCGCCGCAAAGTGCCCCCGGCCAGAACCCGAACCCGATAGCTTTCCACGCTCTCGCCCAGGGGCACCTCTTCCAGCGCCCAGGAATCACCTTCAATCCGGGTCCGCCTGATCCACGAGACCGCGAAACCTCCCGCCCCGTCCGACCCGGCTTTCAAATGAGCGGGCGCGTACGGCCTCAGCCCAACGCCGGCGGCGCTATGTTCAATCTCGACAAAAGAATGATGATCCACGGGCTTGTTCGCAGGTCCGATCCGACACCGACGCGGCACACCGCGCAACTCGGGCGACAGGTTCAGCTGAACCGGCGCGGCGTCAAAGACAACCACGGTCGAACCTGCCGGCCAGACATTTGCCATAACACCGTCCGTGCCGCGTTGACCGCGCAACCGATGTGACAGGCCCCAAGTATCAGGGGCAGTCACCTCAGCGTCACGGAACTGGAAAACCTCCCAATCATCGGTGCCGTCGGCGCTGATCGCTGCGACATTGCCACCGGCGAACAGGGCCGTGTCGTCAATCGATGCCAACGCCCCATAAACCAGACGGACATCGACCGACGGACCGCGATCCCAAAGTCCGGGCTTGGCCTCAGGCAGGTCGTTCAGCGTCTGCCCCATGACCGCTCGTCGACCGATATCAGCCTCCAGCGTCCACGCCGCCCCATCCAGCGACGAATACACCGCAACCGCGCCGGGCCAGGGCTCGGAACTGGCTGCAACCCAAGGAGACTCCGGCACCTCGTCGCCACGCATCAAAGGAAGGTCCATGACCTCGGCCCAGACCGGCAAGGCGGCGAGAATTGGCTTCGGTGTCGCGAATCCGTCCTCGGTCAATGCGCTGCGATAAAGACCACGTTCGATACGCACGGCCTCGGCATGCTTAATCCCCGCATCCTCGATCCGATCGATGCGATAGGTGTCGCCCTCGATCTCGACCACATCGCCCGCCGCCAAATCCGACGACGGCGGCAATGCAAAAGCCGCACCGTCCCGCGCAACCCGCGACTCTGCCAACCATCGCTCGACAATGCCGCGCGCCTCGCCAGACGTCAGCGCCAAAGGCAATTCGCTGCGCGCGACCGACGTGGTCACCTCGTCGGGGAAAATGCTTTCCGCACCACGCACCTCATAATCGCCGTCAGCCTCGACATAGGCCAGCCGAACACGGCCCGAGACCTCGGCTTCCGGCAATCGGGCGCGGGTTACCAGGCCTTCGCCCTCACCCCGCGCAAAGTCCGCGTCCTCCAAGACGCGCCCTGCCAAGCCATCCCTGTTGCGGAAGGTCAGACTGCCGTCCTTTTCAATCGCGTCCACGCCATAGGCCAGCAAAAGCGGCTGAATCGCCGCGCGCGCCTCGTCGCCGCCTTCAAGGGGATATCCCCGCACCAGACCATAGACGTCCTTGACGTCTACGTCTTCGACCCCGGATTCGGCGCAGATTTCAGCAATCACACCGGCCAATGACCGGGCCGACACTCGTCCGTTCAACCAATGACCGCGCGCATAGTTGTCCCCATCGCTCCAGATTTCCGCATTGGCCGGAAAAAACGGATAGGGTCTGGCATCCCAAGCCCAGACGAACATCCGCCCGATATCGATCATCTGTGCGTCATAAACCTCTGAAACAGGGTTGTTTTCACTGTCGCCCCAAAATTCGAACATCGCGCGCAGGTATTGCATCTGGATCAAGTCGTCCCGTGCGCCAGTCGAATACTTTGGCAGCGAGGATTCTGACGACTTCGGGTCGAGAAACTTGTTGGGTTGATTGGTGCCCTTGTCGATCGCCGCACAGCCGATTTCGGTGAACCAAATTGGCTTGCCCTGTGGTGCCCAAGACGTCGATGTTTCTTGCCGCACACCTGCGATCCGATTGTGGTGCGCGTTTGACCACCAGTTCTTCAGATCCTTATATCGATAGACCCAAGGCTCGTCATACGCCCCATCCGTGATGGGGGACCTCAGCTGGACAGCCTCGGCCTGGGGTGAGGCATAGTACCAATCATACCCCTCGCCACCTGCTATATTATCTTTTAAATATAGAAGGTTATAGACCGATCCATAGGCAGAATCCGCGTGGTCCCAGCCGTCGCGCCAATCGCTCATCGGCATATAGTTGTCGATTCCGACGAAGTCGATCTCGTCATCCGCCCAGAGGGGATCAAGATGAAAAAACAGATCACCTGACCCATCTTGCGGGTGATACCCGAAATACTCGGACCAATCCGCCGCATAGCCGATCTTGGTTCCCGGCCCAAGTATGCTGCGCACTTCCCCGGCCAGGTCACGCAACGCATCGACCGCCGGAAAGCTATTGTTTGCGCCGCGAACCTGGGTCAGCGACCGCATTTCCGAACCGATACAGAACGAGTCGACACCACCAGCCAAAGCACAAAGATGTGCATAATGCAGAATGAAACGACGATACGAAAAGCCATCTGATCCCGAATAGGTCACGCTTGCCCCCGACGCCGAGAATTCGCCGGCAGTCGCTGAACCGAAAAAGCTCGCCACCTCTGCCGCGGCCGCGGCCGTCCCGTCAGGAGACCCCGCCTGCGTCGGCGACAGCGACGTCGTGATCCGCCCACGCCACGGCAAGACAGGCTGATCCGACGCGCCTGACCAGGGGTCGGTCAATCCGTTGCCAGAAAGTTGCTCCATCAGAATAAATGGATAGAAAAGAACGGCTTTCCCCGCGTCCTTCAAGGCCACGATTGATTCGATAACCGATGCATCCGCCGGGGTGCCACCATAGACGGGCCGCCCGTCCTCCTGGGGAACCACCCCTGCGTTCGACCGATCAATGCCCGACACGACCCAAGGCATTCCCTGCCCGTCTAAAGCAGTCTGCTCGACTTTCGGCGCGATCTGGCACGCCCCGCAGCGCAAATCATTGCCGAACCACGAGACGACCAGGGATGTTGCGTTACAGTTTGGCAACTCTTCCGACAAAGCATCCAACGACGCATCAAAATCAGTACCGCCCACAGGTGTATGAACATTGGCTGACCGTGAAACACCCTTTGCCTCTTCGAAATGGACAGGCGTTGTTGCAAGCGCGTATTCGCCCGTGCCAGGGATCATCGCCACCGCACCGATGCTGGCTGCCAAGTCGTCTGTTCCGGTACGCATGACCTCGAAACTGAATTGCGGCACACGGTTGCCGAATTGGCCCAGTTGCAGATCTTCGATCACCACATAGGCGGTACCACGATATGCCGGAGCCATGCCCGCCCCTTCAACCGCTTCGATCTTTGGATCGGGCAGTTGTGTGTCGTGCCCGGTGTAAACCCGCAACGACAGATCGGATTTCGAAATCTCATTGCCATCGGCCCATATGCGCCCAACCCGCGTGATTTCGCCTTCACAAAGGGCAATCGCAAGGCTGACCGAATAGGAATACTCGCGGGTTTCAGGCTGCGATGGCGCGCCCTTGCCGCCGCCCGAGACTGTTACATCCTCTTTGAAGCGTGACGACCAGATCACCTGGCCAGACATGCGCGCGCGCCCGTGCACCTTGGCAACCGGCGCTCCCTCCGAAGCGCCGGTCAGACGAAATCGATCGATCCGACCAACGTCGACCGGGTCGGACCCCGACCCAAGGATCTTGGCGTCGATCACCCGTCCGATGGTTGCGCCTGCCGCCTTGCCGATGGCCGCCGCCGACAGCCCCAGGACCGAGCCACCCACCGAAGACCCAAGGGCGGCGCCGGCTGCTGATAAAAGGATCGTGGCCATGGGGCCCCCTCACGTTTGAATGTTTTCAGTCCAGGCCGGGAAAGGCAAAAACCCCGGCGACTCGTCGCTTCCAGGGCTGCGTCAAAGCGCTTTCGACAACCCCGTGCCCGGAAAATGAGTGAATGAACCCCGTCTCTCCCGACGCGATCCCAAGATGTTTGGCGACACCGCCTTTGCGCATCCGAAACAGGATGACATCGGCGCCGCGCGGCGTTTGCCCCGGTCGTTCGACAAGATGGCGACGCGCGGCAGCGAACAGAACTTCGCGTTTGGCCACCTCATCCCAGTCCGGCGAATAGGGTGGCGGAATTTCCGGCTCTGAGCCGTAAAGCTCGCGCCAGACACCGCGCAACAAACCCAGGCAATCGCACCCGGCACCGCGCAAGGCCGACTGATGCCGGTAAGGTGTTCCCAGCCAGGACCGCGTGATCCGCATTGCCCGACCCCGCGTAATGTTCGCATGACCCGGCGGCGTCGGCAAAGGATGCGGTTTGCCGTTCTCTCCGGGTTTCTTGCCGTTCGATGGTTTGTCCACCTTCATGACTTCAGGCTCCCCCCGTCGTTGAGACCTGACCGAACAGGATACGAGACCTGCCAGTCCTCCCCCGGAATGTCCGGAAAACCCTGGAAGTTCAGAAAATTGTCGAACTTGGTGCGGCAGGTTTCGGCACGCTTGTCGCACCCCGCCTCCAGCCGCACACGATCCCCGGGCGCAAACCCGGCGCTCAACATTTCCCACAACTCGATCACGCGCTGACCCGCCACTGTGCGATCACGTTTGATGACACCGACCGCCCCTGAGGCCGCCCCTTCGACGACGCGCAGCCGACCCCGGGTAAACCAGCCATCGGCAAAGGCGCTTTGCTCGGGCATTGTCAGCTCAACGCCGCCCGCGACCGAGATCACATCGACCTCGACCGAAAACCCTGCTGTCGCGATGTCAAACCGACAGGCCCCGTCAGCCAGAACAGCGGAACACGGACGTTGGTACACCCGACCTTGCGGCTGGTTCAGCATCTCGGCCAAACCGCGCAACTCGGCCCGAAAACTCTGACCCTGACGTTCAATCTCGCCCAGGGTCCCGCGGAACAACAGCTTGCGGCAGGTCACGTCATCCCATTTGACCAACCAGCTGACAATGGCCGCCCCGTCAAACCGGCCAGCTCGCACGTCCTCTTCGCTGATAGCCGCATCGCTGAGCGCGCCAATGGCCTCGGAATTGTCAACCGACAAACCCGTGGTCTGTTCGACAGCGCGCGCGGTCATGCCAGTCGACGCCTTGAACGTAATCCCGTCGAACACCAGCGGCCTGTCGTGATCGGTAAACCCCATCACAACCCCGTCCCTGCGCGTGACGGCCCAAGCCCGGCACAGATTGGTGACGCCGCCGTCCAAATGGTCCTGAAGCGCGCTCATATCCGCACCTCGACGACGGGTACACTGGGGATTTCTCCCGCCTTGAAACTGGCAACGGACGTACGGATCGCATCGGTGTCAAAACGCACCGGAACGTCAAATTCAAACCCGGCCGTGATTGTTGCATCCGGACCCGGCGCTTGATCAAAGGTGATCAGGCCGGTGGCCGTGTCGACCTCAAAATCAACACCCTCGGCTTGCGCGTCCCCTTGAATGCCTGCTTTGACAGTGCCCAGCACCGGCTTTCGAATGTCGCGCGTGTAAGTGGCGGTGCCCGACCGATAGGTCTTGGTCAACTGAAACGCCTGCGTGACACCGTCGCCCGTAGCAATCGCCTGATCGTCAAACGCCGGCTCGATCAATGATCCGGACGATCGATAATCCGACCAATCCTTCCAGCGAAACCCGAACAACTGACCACGTCGCGCCTCGAAAAAAGCGATCAAGGTGTCGATATCGTCCAATGACCGCATTCCCACACCAGCATCATAGCGGCGACGTGAATCCGACCAGGGCGTGTTACGCTCTTCAAAGCCGTTGGCCAGGGTGACGATCTCGGTCAGCCTTTCGGGACCGCCAAGCGAACCGAAGCTGAGGTTGGCAGGAAATCTTATTTCGTGAAACGACATTGGCTCCCCCAATCATGACAGGTGTTGCGCCGACTTCGTCGTCGCGGTGGCGGAAACTTTTTTGCAAAAAATTTCCTGGTGCGAGGGGTTTCACCCCTCGAGCTCCCCGAGGATATTTTCAGACCGATAATGAGGTGGCGCCTCAACGATTGCGGTGACTGCGCCCGAGAGCGCGACTCATCTGTGCGGCGATCTGGCTTTGGCTGCGTTGAAAGCTTTGCGCGTCCGGGGTCTGGATGTTCATGACAATCTGAACCGGGCGGCCACCGCCTTCGGTGCGCACGCCAAGTTTGCCATCCGAGCCACGCGACAGCGGCAGGATCGCCTCTGGCCCCGCTTCGCCCATCAAGCCGGTGCCGCCTCGCATCGGAAAATACGTTGGCGACGACACGATGCCGCCATCGGCAAAGGGCATAACCCGGCCTTGCGAGAACGCGCCGCCGTTGGCGAACAGGCCCGTGATCGATTGCGCCAGTAGCCCGCCGAAGTGGCTGGTGACCGGTTTGATTGCCGATGAATAGGCCGTGTTGATCGCCGATCGTGCCACGGTTTCCAGGGCATCGCTGGCGCGCATACCGTCAAAGACCAACCCGTCAAAGGCCCGTCGCAGCCCACGTGACAACCCTCTCGACAGGACCTCGGTATCCCGGCTGGTCGCCGCAAGAGCGCCCTGCATCTTGGTGATCTCGGCCGAAAACGCCTGGGTCACCGCCCCGGTTTCCGCCATCGTCGCCTCAAGCCCCGCCAACTGGTCTTCGAAGGCGTTGATTTCGTCGCTATCCGCCATGTCCATCCTCTTTCATGTGATCCGGGTAGGCCGCCGCAAGGGCCTCCAGCCCAGCTCGACTTAACGGCGAAGCCCCGCCCTCTTTGCCCAGAAGCATCGACAGTTCCGCCGGGGTCAGCCGCCAGAACTCAACCGGTTTCAGACCCATCGCCGCCCCCGCGCGCATCAAGGCGGACCAGTCGAACCGGCTCATTGATCCGGAAAGGCAAATGCCCGCGTCAGCAGAACCCCTGCCAGCCGGGCAGCCTCCACGGGCCCGCCCTCGATTTCTGCGCTCAAAAGGTCGCGAGCTTCGCCCGGCCATCCGCCACCGCGCAGGCCCGCAACCACCAGCGCAAGCACATCGCGGGTCGAAAACCCGCCCGCCTCGAAACGCTCGACAAGGGCCACCAGACTGTCTGCCGCCATCGAGGATTCAAGCTCGGCCAGCGCCCCCAGCGTCAGCCGCATCACATGGCGTTCGCCGTCGATGCGGATCGCCACCTCGCCCTCCCAGGGGTTTGCCATCACAGCGCCGTGAAGGTCAAAGCGCCCGCCGACGCCAGGCTCAGCTCATAGGTCGCCTCGCCGTTATGCGCGCCCGCGTACTCGATCGAGGTGACCTGAAACGCTCCCTCGACGATGCCGAAATCCGGGATGATCACCTGGAAATCCGGCGTCTCGCCATCGAAAAAGATTTGCCGCGCTCGCTCGTCGCTTGCTGCGTCACGAAACACGCCCGAGCCCGAGATACCGGCCGATTTAACACCCGCGCCTCCCAAGAGCTCGCGCCAACCACCGGTTGATTCCAGGCTGGTGACATCAACGCTTTCGGCGTTAAAGGATATCCGCGTGGCCCTCAGCCCCGCGATGGTCTCGAATTGCCCGCCGCCAGTCATGTCCAGCTTGATCAACAGGTCTTTGCCATTTTGTGCCGCCATAGGCCTTACTCCGTATTCGGCGCGGGATGGGACATCCCACGCATCCGTTCAAGATTTCACACGTCGTCCACGATGGCGCGGAACGTCAGTTCGATGCGCCGCACCTGTCCAGACCGCACCCGGCGCTCTCGCGCCTTCACGAACCGCAACGAGACAACCTGTCCCCGCACCAGCGTCAAAGCGCCATGGACCAGCACATCGCTCACCGCTCCGGCTGCTGCCTTGGCCGTGGCAAAACCTTCCGCATCGCTGGTTACGCTGATTGTAAAGCGGTGCTCGGCCATGGCTCCTGTCTTGTCCGACAGATCGCGCACCTCGCCCTCGCCCAAGCTGACATATGTGCCTGCCACGGGCCCTGGCGGCAGTTCGTCGTGTATCGCCGAGCCAACCAGGGACGCCAGGGCTGCATCTGCTGCAAGGGCCTGGTACACCGCAGCCTGCAAAGCGCTTGCCGTGCCATAGCTCATGACGCCACCTCCTCATCCGCGTAGCAGATCAAATGCCGCGCATCCGCGCCCTCAAGCACCGCGCGAATGTCGTAGATCCGGGTGCCCTCGCGAAATCGCTGTCCGGCCAAAGGGCGGGACGCGCTGGTCGGCGGCACAGACCGCAGCGTGATCCGATAGGCTCCGCGCGACCGCGCCAGCCCATCGCCCCGCTCCAAACGACCGGTCGAAGGCTCGACCGCCGCCCAATGGGTGCCAAGCGTCACCCAACCGCCAGAGAAACCACCAGCGCCATCACTTCCGCGCTGACGCTCCTGCAGCTCCAGCTTTCTCGACAACCGCTTCATCGCCGTCCCCCACCAAACAGTCGGATCGGCTTGTGACGCGCGCAGATCGCGGCAACTCCCATGGGCAAAGCTCGCGCCTTTTCAGTGCTGGCAGACCGGTTCTCATAGTGATGCGCCGCCAGCATCAAGACCGCCTGGCGCAAATCTCCGGGCGCATCGTCCCAACCGGCGCCGTATCCTGCGTCGAAAACGATCTCTGCCGTCCCCCCCACGGGAATGGTCGGCAACGACCAGCCCCTGGCGAAAATCTCCGGTGAATGGGCATCGGCCAGCAACCTGTAGGTGCCAGCGTCAATCACCTCTTCGCCGTCGTTCAGATCGGTGATGACCAGCGACTGCACCATCGATACCGGCGCTACGGGCAGAACTTGCCGCGCCGCATCGCGCCAGGCCGTCACCACATACTTGAAGGTGCGTGGCAAGATCACCTTGCCCGTCTCCCCCTCAACAGCGGCCAGTGCCGCCCGCAACTGTGCAATCAGAACCGCATCCTGAAGCCCATCATCGGCAAACCCGCTGCCAAGTTGCAGATGGTCCCTGAACTCCGCGACCGGAAGCGCCCCATCGGGTACCTGGGTCTGCTCGATCAATATCATCTTTCACGACCTCCATTGGTCAGCCCCGTTCCGGGCCCCATCTTTGTGTTCGAAATCCGCCGTCCCGGCCCAAGACCCCGCACCCTTTCTTCTTGGTGCAAATATCCCGGGGGAGCCGCCCGAAGGCGGCGGGGGCAGAGCCCCCCAATCAGCTCGCCATCAGGCGAAATCAAAATGGCAGGCGCGCGCCTCCCCGGCCGCCAAAACGGAGGGGAGCAGCAGAACACGGGGGAATCCGACGCGCGCCCGCCAGTCAGCCCCTCGAAAAAGGGGCCGACCCGTTCCCGATGCTTAGGACACCGAGAATTTCAGCAGTTTGATCGCGGCAAAGTCGCTGACATCGCCGCCGACGCGCTTGGTGGCATAGAACAGAACATGCGGCTTGGCCGAGAACGGATCGCGCAGAATGCGCAGGTCGGGACGTTCAGCGATGGTGTAACCGGCACCGAAATCACCAAAGGCGATAGCCGTGGCATCGGTCGCAATATCCGGCATGTCCTCGGCGATCAGAACCGGATACCCCAGAAGACGCGCAGGCTCACCAGCGGCCAGACCGTCGGTCCACAGGAAACGGCCCTCAGCATCCTTGATCTGACGCACGACACCTGCCGTTTTCGAATTCAGAACAAAGCTGGCATTGGCCCGGTAACGTGCACCAAGGCTGTACACCAGATCAATCAGGCCGTTACCCGGATCAACCGAGTTGAAACCGCCGTTGGTCCCCGTTGCAACGTACCCAAGCGACCCCCAGGCCCAGCTGTCATTGGCAACCGACGTGTGGGCCAGAATGCCCGTCGGTTTGTCAACACCGTCGCCCGAAATGAAAGCCGCCGCCTCGGATTGGGCAAAGGTATCGGCCACACGACCTGCCAACCATTCTTCGATGTCAAAGGCGCTGTCGTCCAGCAGGCGCTGGCTGATCTTCGGCAGGGCCGACAGCTCGTGCAGCGGGATCGAAATACGCTCGATCGTCGGGGTCGAGGTCTCAACACTGGCCGCCGTCTCGCTGGCCCAACCGGCACCGGCTTCGGTGGAATCGATCAACACGTCATAGGTGGTCGCCTCGATATTCACGATTTTCGCAACCTGGCGCAGCGAAGCGGTGGACCGCAAGACCGACTGGATCGACGCGCTGGTCTGAGGGTCGACAAGATATCCGCCATCGCCGGCAACCGCCGTGGACATGGCCTTGCCTTCAAATTCCAGACCGCGCAGCGCATCATCGTCGCCGTTGCGAACATAGGATTCAAAAGCCTTCTGATGCGGGGCTTCCACATCGGCCGAAGTGGCAAGGGCCGGACGGCGCGTAGGGGTCTGGGTCGATTTGGCGCTAAGCATGTTCAGTCGCTCTTCCTGTTTCTTCAGTTCATGGGTGATGTCGCCAACAAATCCGTGGAGGGCAGTCTTGACCTCCTCGGCAGCCGACGAAGGTGACATCTGGGGCTGAGGCACGGCCTCTCCGCCCCGGGACGCCGTCTCGGGTGTGCTCATGTGTTTGTCCTTGAGTTTGAGAGGGCGCTAACGGCCCGTTTCGAAAGCACGGCGGGCGTCGTTGATCGCCCCCGCAATATCGCGCATCAGAGCGTCGTCGGGGGCTTCCCCCTTGGCGCCGACCCGCGCTTCGGGAAGCATTGGGAACGTGACCAAAGACACCTCCCAAAGCTCCAGCTCCGCAAGGCGCCTGCGCCCTGCATCGTCCTTTGTGGCCTTGACCGTGCGATAGCCGATCGACAGCCCCTCAATGGCGCCGGCCTCCAACAGGGCCGCCGCCTCACGCGCCCGCGCCACGTCAACCAGTAACCGCCCTTTGACATAAAGCCCCTTGGCGTCCTCGCGCACCTCGTCCCAGACGCCGATCGGCTGGGCCGGATCGTGCTGCCACAGCATCCGAACCCGACGCCCTTTCTCGGCTAACGATTTCAGCGAAGCCGCATAAGCCCCCTGCTCGACAACATCGCGCCCCCGGTCCTCCAGACCGAACAACGAGGCATAACCTTCGACGACGACTCCGTCTTTTACCGACAGGGCCTCGCCCGTGCCGCAAAACTTCCGCTCCAGATCCAACTCGGGATACTCCATTCCTCACTCCTCTTCGGAAAGCTTCGGCAAGCCCAACAACACACGCTTTTCCGCGTCGCTCAAAAAGCTGGCGGTCGAAACACGCCGCCACTGCGCCTCGCGCTCTGCAGCCAAAGCGGGGACTTGGTCCAGATCGGGTTTCAACGCGACCATCTCGTCGGAAAAGCCACCCAACCAGTGCGACAACCGAGACGTCACCTTCTGGACCAAAGGCAGGACCGTCAGCCGGTAAAAGGCACGATTGGCCTCTTGGTAATTGGCATAGGTCGCGTCTCCCGGAATTCCCATCAGCATCGGCGGCACCCCGAAGGCCACCGCGATCTCGCGGGCCGCGGCCTCCTTCGTCTTCTGGAACTCCATGTCGGACGGGCTGAACCCCATCGGCTTCCAGTCCAGCCCGCCTTCCAGCAACATTGGACGACCGGCATTGCGCGCGCCTGTGTGGTGAGCCTCCATCTCGCCCAAAAGGCGATCGTATTGATCCGGAGTCATCGTCTCGTGACCATCCGGCCCCTTGTAAACAATCGCCCCCGACGGCCGCGCGGCGTTGTCAAGCAAGGCCTTTGACCAGGCACTGGCCGCGTTATGTACATCGACCGCCGCCGCAGCCGCCTGCATCGGCGACAACCCATAGTGATCGTCCTGCGGATGAAACGCCTTCACATGACAGATGGGGGACACGCCCTCGGCCACCGGGAATCTGTGCTTCTTGCCGCCCACGGCATAGTCATAGGCGACCGGCCAACCATCCGCGCCCGGCACGACCGACATCCGGTCCGACCGCAGGACATGCAATTCAACAGGCACACCCGCCTCATCGGCAACGGCCTCGACATAACCATCCCCCGACAAGAGTATCTGGCCGAAAAGCGCCTCGAAGAACTCCGCCTGGCTCTGACCCAGGTTCGGGCGCTGCACCAGCGATAGAACCGGATGCGTCTCATAGCGATTGTCCACGTCCTGCAATACCAACGGCAAGGAAGCCGCCGCCTCTGCAATCAGTTTGACGGCACGAAACCCGACCGGATTGCCGCTGAACCCCTGACGCGTCAGGCTGACCGTGTCGCGCGGGCTCCAGGCCACCCGGCCCGAGCTTGCATAGGCAATCACCGGCCCCGCCGCCGAGGCCTTGACCTCGCCCGCGCCCTCCGCCTGCCGTTTCAGAAAGTCGAATACCATGCCGTCCGCTCCTTCTCCGCCCCCATTGGGGCCTGGCCTTCACACACCTGTCCCGGTGCCGGAAAATGACACATTTTCCGGATCGATTTCCGTCACGGAAATCGCGCCCAGTCCAAATTTTCGCTCTACCTTTCAGACACCCAACTGACGCACGCGCGGGCGCGCCTCGGCGGGTGGCCTGATCATCAATTCATTCAACGCCCAAACCAGCGCATCCACCCGGTCGGGGCTTCCCTTCCCGGCAAAACCATCCCGGCTCATCAACCCCATTTGCTCTTCCAACTGGCCAAGCCCCCGCAAGTGGCCAACCCGCCCCTGCTCGTACAAGGCCGCCACCGGCTCGGCCCGCTGCACCTTGCCCCGGCTGGCATGCACCGACTTGACTGGCACCATCTCGTCGACCTGACGCACGATCTCCTGCACCATCTCGCCGCCCTGGTTCACCTCGGCCACAATCCGATCGGCACCATGACGATGAAACGCTTCGACTGCCGCCGTCGCCCAGGCCGTCGGAGACGCCCCCGACAGGCTTACATCCTCCAGCACAACCGCACGCCAGTCACGCCTGTTTGGCCCCAAAATTACCCCGGCCACGACGATCCCACACTCATCGGCGCTCGACCCGCTGGTTACCGGCGGATCCACTGCCACGACGATCCTGTCCAAGACGCCAACCTCATCAATCTGCGCCGCCTCCAGAACCTTGCGGCTCCACATCGCACCTTCGACATCCTCGATCAGGACACCCTCGATCTCCTGTCGCCCCTGTCGCGTTCCGCCGAACTGAGCCTCGATCTCCTCCAGAAACGACGCCGCCAGATTGGCCCGGTTCGCGCTGGTGGGCGCATGGGTCATCACAGTACTGTCGGCCCCCAGGATCCTCTTCAACACCGGCACGTTCCGCGGCGTGGTCGTCACCACCTGCTGCGGATGATCCCCAAGCCGCAAAGCAAACTGCAACATGTCCCAGGCCTCTTCCGCCCGCGGCCACTTGGCCAGCTCATCCACCCAGGCCGCGTCGAACTGAGGCCCGCGCAACCCCTCGAAATCATGGGCCGAAAACACCTTGGCCTCGGCCCCGTTCGGCCACACAAGACGGCGCCGACCAGCCTCCCACGTCGGACGGCGATCCGATGGAGTACAAGCAATGATCCCGCTCTCTCCCAAAACCATCACGTCGCGCGCCTGATCAAAGGTCTCACCCACCAGCGCAACACGACGCGCGCGCCCCTCGTCCATCGGCATCGAGCCTTCGACCTGCGCGCGCACCCATTCGGCCCCCGCCCGGGTCTTGCCGGCCCCGCGGCCCCCCATAATGATCCAGGTCTTCCAATTGCCCTCAGGCGCAACCTGATGCGGCAAAGCCCAGAAATCGAACACATAGGGCAATCCCCGCAGCGCATCGTTGGACAACCCGTCAAGAAACGCCTTCTGCACCTTGCGTGGCGCGGATGCGATCAAGGCTGCGCCCGATCTCACCTCGGATGGCGTCGAAATCGAGGGCGGCATCTTTGGTAAGCCCCTTGGACTGGAGGACACGCTTTTCATGTTTGTTCACCTCTTCGACCAATTGCGAGCGCACATGCGCCATTGCTGCCCGGGCCTTTGACACCTCCGACAACGAAACCTGTTCGCCACCAAGAATCCGCTCGGCCATCAGCTCAAACGAAGCCAGAATATCCTCCATGGCCTTCTCGCTTTGGGCGAGCATTCGGCGCGAGTGAAAGGTCCCGGCAAGAATGGATGGATCGTCCGACAT